CCTGCCGCCACTTCCGACAAGCCGTGGACCGGTCAGGCGACCGCTGCGGCGGCGGCACCCGCTCCGGCCACGCCGACCGGCCCGCAATGGCTCAACAGCTGACCACCATGAACTCAGACGAGTGGCAGGCGCACGTCACGCGTGAAGCAGCGAAGGCGATGGGTGAATGGCTCGAAGGACGTGGACGGCTCCACCAACCCATCGCCGCGCTGAGCATGGCGGATCTCGAAGCCATGGCCGCGAACGCGATCTCGCGCTTCGTGGTGCTGGGAATGGATCGGATCGGGACCAAGGCCGGCAACGCCCCGGCCCTGACCCGGTTCTTGCTCGCATAGGTACCTGCGCTCTCTGCAGCCGGGAGGGGCGTGGCTTCGGTTACGTCCACCACCTGCGCTGGGACCGCTTTCCTTATTACCGATTCTGCTCGATGCGCTGCCTGGACGTCGGCGCCGAGATCGCAAGAAGGACGAACGGCATGATCGACAAGACAGCCCGCGAGACACAGGCATTGAAGGATGCCCGCAAACCCTTTGCCGAGGCGCTGACCGAACTCGGCCTGATGGACACGTTCTATCACCGCACTGCCGCCGACATCGACCAGCTGCTCGAAGCCGCGATCACCGGCTTCGTCGAGAGCATGCAACGCCAGGCCGGCGTGAAGGAGCGCACCGGCACCGCGTTCGACGACCCTCTGCCGTTTTGAGGAGCACACCACCATGCTGGACCTGAACGACGACGGCCCCACCGCGAGCCTGACGGCATTGCTGGACAAGGCCGAGGCGAATGCCGAGACCGACTTCGAGATCGAATTTTGTGCCAGCCTGCGGGCGAAGCTCCGCACCTATGGTGGCGGGGTGACGCTGAGCGCCGCCCAGCAACACAAGCTCCAATGCATCGCCGCGGCCGGCGGTTTTTGGGAGCGCCAGCAATGATCGACCTGAACCATGGATCCCAAGCCCTCTACGGCGGCTTGCAAGACGAGCCGATCACTGGGCGCATCAATACGCTGATCGACCGCGCACTTGTCGACCGCAATCGCCAGCAGCGTCCACGCACGTATCTCGGCGGCAGCCGGATCGGTGAGCCCTGCGCGCGCAAGCTGGTCTATGAATACACCCGCGCGCCGCTCGATGCTGGCAAGGACTTCGACGGCCGCACGCTCCGGATCTTCGACGCCGGCCACCAGTTCGAGACCCTGTCGATCCGCTGGCTGCGCGCGGCGGGCTTCGACCTGCGCACCCATCGGACCGACGGCGAGCAGTTCGGCTTCGCCATTGCTGGTGGCCGAGTTCGTGGTCACATCGACGGCGTCATCGTCGCCGGTCCCGATATCGGCGTCGCCTGGCCGGTGCTGTTCGAGCACAAGGCTCTCAATTCGAAGTCCTGGACCGATACCGTCAAACACGGCGTGCAGCGGTCGAAGCCGGTCTACTTCGCCCAGCTACAAATCTACATGGCCTACATGAACCTTGGATCGGCGCTGTTCACTGCGCTGAACAAGGACACCCAGGCGCTCCATCACGAGATCGTGGCCTTCGACGCCCGCGCAGCCCAAGCGCTCTCCGACAAGGCCGTCGACGTCATACGCGCCGCGGAGGCCGGCGAGTTGCCGCCGCGCATCGCCGCCAGTCCCGACTTCTATCTCTGCCGCTGGTGCGCCTACGCGCAGCGCTGCTGGAGTGCGCCCCAATGATGCCGTCCGCCTACGCCCTAACGAAATACGTGGCTCAGAACTTCCATCGCCTTTGGCACGGCGAGATCCTTCGTCGGATCCACTCTGCACCGATCTACTATTTTCCGGACCACGATCGGTTCAATTGCGATGACGTGGACACTGTCGCCAGGGCCCTACTGAGAGAAGGACGCCTGAGACTTCCCCACGACCCTGTCGTTTTCGAAGTCGCCAATGAACATCCGGCAGCAAAAGCCGTGATTGCTCTGGTCACGCAATCCGACACGGGTATCGAGGGGTATCTCGTCATCTCTCACCGCACCGGGAATGGTTTCTCCGACGTATTGGCGCACGCCTTGTTCACGGATGACGGCTATGCCGACATAGAGATCAATCCCAGAGCCGACGGCCCTACAGCCTTTGCGCAATACGCGGAAAGCCTCACCGCGACGGTGTGGCGTGCACTGGCGATACTTTCGAAAGCCCCCGCCCTGGCGGACCAGCAAGTTCCCGTGACGCGCCGACCCAAGCTTGCGCGCTCCGGGGTAACGGGCTGGACCTGGCGAGTTGTCGATATCGATCTGACACGTATGCGGAGCGCAGCAAGCGATAGAGGCGGTTCTCATGCCAGCCCGCGCTGGCACATCCGCCGCGGCCATTGGCGAACCCTGCCAGATGGGCAGCGCGTGTTCGTACGCTCCTGCGAAGTCGGCGATCCGGCCCGTGGCGGCGTCGTGAAAGATTACCGCGTCACGATGGGAGAAGCGGCATGAGTGCGTTCACGCCTTCGGACACGCAAGCCCGGGCGATTGCCGCCATAAAGGACTGGTTCGAGAACCGGGCCGACACGCAGCAAGTGTTCCGCCTGTTTGGCTATGCAGGCTCCGGCAAATCGACCACGCTCAAGTTTGCCCTCGAAGAACTCCGTCTCGATCCGCATCGCAGCGGCCGTGGCGGCGACAGCTGCGTGCCGGGTGTGGTGACCGCCACTTTTACCGGCAAGGCGGCGCTGGTCCTGCGCCGCAAGGGCACGCCGGCGCGTACCATTCATAGCCTGATCTACAGTGTCATCGAGGCGACCGAGGAAGAGGTGGCGGCGGCTGTCGTAAAGATAGAGGAGGCACAGAAGGCCGCCCGCCGACTCGCCGGGTTCGAACGTACCGCGGCCGAGGCAGCCATCGAGGCCATGCGCCAGGCGCTGTCGGGCATGAAGAAGCCGCGCTTCGCGCTCAATCCGCAAAGCGATGCCGCGCATGCCCGGCTGATCGTGCTGGATGAGGTTTCCATGGTCGGCGAGGAGATGGCGCGCGATCTGATGAGCTTTGGCAAGCCGATCCTGGTGCTGGGCGATCCCGGACAATTGCCGCCGATCAAGGGCGAGGGGGCCTTCACCAGGGATGCGCCCGACATCATGCTGACCGAGATCCATCGGCAAGCGGCCGAGAGTGCCATCATCCGGCTCGCCACCATGGCCCGCCAGGGCGAGCCGATCGGCTTTGGCCAGTACGACACCTTCGTCTGGAAGATGCGCAAGATGGACGTGACACCGGAGCAGGCGTTGCGCGGGGGACAGGTGATCTGCGGCATGAATGCGACCCGCCTGCAGCTCAACAACGCGATGCGCCGTGCCGCGGGCTTCGGTGACGGCTGGCTGCCGAGCGGCTCCGGCGAGAAGATCGTGTGCCTGAAAAACCAGAACGATCTCGGGCTGATCAATGGCATGTTTCTCACCCTGGAGGATGTCGTCGACGAGGGCAGCCTCTACATCTCGGCCGTGGTAACGGACGAGGACGGCAACCGCATCGGAGATCCTGGAGCCGACGGCTCGCGGGCACGCCTGCGCATCTACAAGGGGCACTTCGAAGACCACGTCGCGTTCGACCGCCATCGCCACGACCGGGACTGGAAGGAGAAGCGCCACCTGACCGAGGCGACCTTCGGCTGGGCGATCACCGGGCATAAGTCCCAGGGCTCACAATGGGAAAATGTGGTCGCCTGGGATGATGGCCTCGGCCGTACCGAACCGGATCGCCGGCGCTGGCTCTACACGGTCATTACGCGCGCGGAGAAGGGGCTGGTGCTCCTTGCCTGAGGGCCCGGCCATGATCGACCTCAACGACGTCTGGCAACCGCCGGTACGTTTCGACCTCGCCGCGGTGCGCGAACAGCTCATGGCGACGGCACCCGACTGGCTGCCGGGGTTGTTCCCGGGGGCGCGGCTCTCGCCGGATCGCAAGACGCTGCGGTGCGCCGATCTCTCAGGCCGTCCGCCGCGCAAGGAGGGATCCTGCGTCATTCATCTGCGCGGGCCCCGCGCCGGCTGGGGCTACGATCATGCGACCGGCGAGTCCGCCGGCCCGATCGACCTGATCCATCACGCCACGGGCATGGCAAACGGCGCCCTGTTCGAGGAGGCGGCCCGGCTGGCCCATCTCGACCGGCCATTGCCGGCAATTCCATCCTCGGCACGTCCATCGTCGGCCCGGCCCTCGCCGCCACGCGACCATGGCCGTGAGGTTGCCCGCATCCTCGACGGCTGCCAGCCGCTCGCCGGCTCCGCAGCCGAGATTTACCTGCAAAGCCGTGGGCTCGTGGATCCTGCTGCGCCGGACCTGCTGTTCCATGCCGACCTGACCGACTACGACGCCAAACGCGGCTGGCCCGGCATGGTCGCCATCGTGCGCGACGGCGCGGGCGTGCCGACGGGCGGCATCCATCGCACCTTCCTGCTCGAGGACGGCTCGGCCAAGGCGCCGGCGGGGAAGAAGATGCTGGACACCGTGGCCGGCGGCTCGGTGCGGCTGGCGACGTTGCCGGAGGATGGCCACCTGGGCATTGCCGAGGGCATCGAGACGGCGTTGTCGGCCCAGGCGATCTTCGGAGTGCCGACCTGGGCCGCGCTGTCGGCCGACGGGCTGCGACGGTGGCAATGGCCGGACGGCGTCGCGCGGGTGACCATCTTCGCCGATGCTGGCGACGCGGGACGGCAGGCCGCGGCAACGCTGGCCGATCGGCTCAATGCCGCCAGCATTCCGAATCGGATCGTCGGGCCGCTGCACGGCGACGACTTCAACGACGACCTGCGCCATGGCGCGACGGCGGCCGACTATGCCGCCGAGGAGCCCGTTGTGCCCGCGACGGCCCAGGCGCCGGCCACCGCCAGCGAGTTCGAAGCGATAGCCCGGGGGCTGAGCAACCCGCCCGATCTGTCGGCGCTCGGCACGCTGCTGGGCCAGCTCGTCAAGGCAAGGCTCGACCCCTTGCCCGAGCGCCAGGTGCTGGCGGCCATCAAGACGGCCACCGGGATCGCCGTGTCCATCCTGGACAAGCAGATCGGCGAGCTGCGCCGTCGGCTGAACACCACCGGCGACATTCACCACAGGCCGATCCGCCCGCGCTGGGCCCACCAGCTGCGCCTCGATCTCGCCGGTACGCCCGAGCGCAACGAAGCCAACGTCATCACGGCACTCTCCTGCGACGAGGCCTTTGCCGGCACCCTGGTGTTCGACGAGTTTCGGCAGGAGATCATGGTCGCCCGGAAACTGCCTTGGGACGACCAGCTCATCCCGCTGCCACGGCCCTGGATGGACGCCGACGACGTCCGCTGTGCCGAGTGGCTGCAGCGTCGCGAGATCAATGTGCCTCCGGTCGTCGTCAGCCGCAGCGTTATCGCCGTGGCCCGCGATGTCGGCATCCATCCCGTGCGCGACTATCTGAACGGTCTCGTCTGGGACGGCGTGCAGCGCCTCGATTCCTGGGCCCTGAACTATCTCGGCGCCGACGACACGCTGCTCTATCGGGCCTTCGGTGCGCTGTGGGCGATCTCGGCCATTGCCCGCATCATGCAGCCCGGTGCCAAGGCCGACCACATGCTGATCCTCGAAGGTCCCCAGGGCGCCCGGAAGTCGACGGCGCTAAAGGTCCTCGCCGGCGCGGACTGGTTCACCGATGAACTCGCCGAGATCGGCAGCAAGGATGCCGCCCAGCAGATGCGCGGCGTCTGGATCATCGAGATCGCCGAGCTCGACGCCATCGGCCGCGCTGAGGTCTCGCGTATCAAGGCCTTCCTGTCGCGCACCGTCGACCGCTACCGGCCACCCTACGGACGCTACGTCATCGACGTGCCACGCCAGTGCGTGTTCGCCGGCAGCGTCAATCCCGACACCTATCTGCGCGACGAGACCGGCAACCGGCGGTTCTGGCCGGTGCGTTGCGGTACGATCGATCTCGATGCCCTGCGCCGGGACCGCGATCAGCTGTGGGCCGAGGCTGTCGTGCGCTACCGCGAGGGCGCGATCTGGTGGCTGCAGGATCCGGAACTGATTGCCATGGCCGAAGAGGCGCAGGAGATGCGTCTGCAGTCCGATGCCTGGGATGGCCTGATCGAGCATTGGCTCACCTTCGAGCGTCGGCGCGTCAATCGCGGCTACGTAGGCTACGACGACTGGCAGGACGAGGAGGTCGAGCGGGCAACGCCGCTTGCTGATGTGTCGGTGGGCGAGATCCTCGAGCAGGCGATCGGCGTCGAACCGGGACGCTGGACCAAGAGCGACCAGATGCGCGTGGGTGCGTATCTCAAGGCGGCAAAATGGGAACGTTACCAGCGGCAAAAGGATGGGTTCCGCGAGTGGCGTTACCGGCGGGCCTGAGGCGCTGACGACCGATCAATCAGCAGCCGGCCAGACCGGATAGCTCCACTCCATCTTGCCGGCTCAGGAGTCAGGCCTCGGCCGCGATCTGACGAAATCCTTCCGTGTTGAAGGGCTGGGTGCGTCACGACATTCAGGGCGACATCGCCCGCTCTGGATTTTTGACGTGCCAGGCCATGGCCACGCTGGCCCGTATTCCAGAAGCAGCCGTTGCGGGATGGATCGTCATTTCCCGTGTTCGCCTTGTCAGCCGCTGCACCACCTGGCGCGGAAGGTGGTGCATAAATCTCCCAATAAAATCAACGATATCGCCAATAGTGCACCACCTGCACCACCTGAATCGGTGAAAACATATTCCTATAGAAAAATGTGTGTCGGCCTCGGGACCCATTTTTTCCACGTATATATGTTTTGGGAAAAAGGTGGTGCAGGTGGTGCACTTTTGGCCCGCTCTCAATAGAGCCTTGAAATTGCGGGACAATTTCTCTGACCGTTGGTGCACCACCTCGGCTGACAAGTGGTGCAGGTGGTGCACATAGGCTGCGCGCGAGATTTGAATTGTCATCTGCTCGCTATCCCCTAGGATTCGCGGTGACCGAAGCCGAAGGCCCACGTTTCGTGAGCCTTCATGATGAACATCTCTACCAATGCGCCGGCAACGCCGGCCGCAACCCCGGTTCTCCGATCGCCTGATCCGAGCCGGGATGTTCTGCTCGCCCTCGATCTCGGGACCACTACCGGCTTCGCGCTCCGCGGCGCCGACGGCGCCATCACCAGCGGTACGGCGGAGTTCCGGCTCGACCGCTGGCAGAGCGGCGGTATGCGCTTCCTGCGCTTCAAGCATTGGCTGACCGAGATCAAGCACCAGGCCGGCGGCATCGAGACAGTCTTTTATGAGCAGGTTCGCCGGCATGCCGGGGTCGACGCCTCGCACGCCTACGGGGGCTGGCTCGCGATCCTGACGGCGTGGTGCGACCACCACGGCATCGCCTACCAGGGCGTGCCCGTCGGGACGATCAAGCGGCATGTCACCGGCAAGGGCAACGCCGACAAGGCCGCCGTCATCGCCGCGATCCGGGCTCGCGGCTTCAATCCCGCCGACGACAACGAGGCCGATGCGCTGGCGATCCTGCTGTGGGCCACCGAGACGCAGGGAGGGGTGCGATGAGCGGCGACAGCATCCTGAAGCACGCCGCCGATGTCCTGGCGGAGCGCAGCAAGACCTACGGCGAGCCGGACAAGGCGATGGCGGCAATCGCGGCGCGCTGGTCACTCACGTTGGGCCACCCCATCACGTCGGCGCAGGTCGTGCTGTGCATGATCGATCTCAAGCTCGCACGGCTCGGTCACGACCCCAAATACCGCGACGGCCCCATCGACGTCATCGGATATGCCGCCTTGCTGCACGAGGTGACGAAATGAAGTGGACACCCCGCGGCTACGGCGGCGAGCGCAGGCCGCCGGAACACATCAAGCGCGAAGGCTGGCAGGCGCAGCGCGTGCTGGTGATCGAAGCCGACGACGAGCGGCTGACATGGCCGGAGCGCGAGCTGGTCCGCCAGCTTGGCGAGAAACTGTACGGGCAGAAGCCGAGGCGACAGGAGAGCCGCCATGAATGACTGGACACCCGAGATGGTCGAGGAGCGGCTGATCGAGGCCGCGTCGGTGCTGCGTCGTCTGCCGGCGCCCCGCAAGCAGGGCTATTTCAGCACCTGGCCAACGATGTTCGTCGAGTTCGGCGATCTGGTAGGCCAGACGCCAGAGGCGATGCGGCCGCCACCGCCGTCGGCCGCCGCGATCGACCGGATGGAAGCGACGCTCGGCTGGATGCCGTGGCTTGAGCCCGTTGACGCGAAGATCGCGTGGCTGCGGGCCAGCGGGACGCGCTGGAAGGAAATCTGCTGGGAAGTCGGCCTGGCACGGGCCGCGGCGCACGAGCACTGGCTCTATGCGCTCTGCGTCATCGCGTGGCGGCTGAACGGCAGGG